GGATATAAAGGATATTTTATATTCGTTGGATTATATATCTGTGTTAAGAAAAGAAACACAACATAATATTTGTAATACATATCACCTTACATTACCAAATTATGATAGTGTATATCTTCTAAAACAATTAAATTATAAAGATTTTGATTTAACAAAGTTAAATAGTGTAAAAAATAGAAATAAAGGATATAGTTATTTCAGTGATGATAAGACAAAAATATATATTAAGATAAAAGATGTTAAAAAATCAAGATATTGTGGCGATGTATATAATTTTGAAACAGAAAATCACACATTTTTATGTAACGGGCTGTCAACACATAATTGTGATCCAAGTAAGGGCACAGGTGAGGATTTTTCTGTTGCACAAATATTAAAGTTTGATTCAATGACGCCGTTGATTTTTACACAAGTGGCTGTATTTGAAGATAATTTTGCTGATGTGTATTCATTTTCTGATATTATTAATAAATTATCATTATATTATAATAATGCTTATTTAATGGTAGAAAACAATGGTGAGGGTGCTGCTGTTGTTAATAAACTGTGGTGGGATATAGAGACAGAAAACTTGGTTAATACAGGTTCAAAAGCAGCTAATTTAGGTATCCGGGCCACAAGATCAACAAAACCAAAAGCTGTATTATTAATGAAAAAACTTATAGAAGATGGTTGTTTAAATATAAGGGATGGGCGAACAGTAGAAGAAATATCATCATTTATTGAAAGTAATGGTAGATATTTCGGAAAAGATTTACATGATGATTTAATAAGTGGTTTATATTGGGCAGTGTATATAACACAGATGAATATTTTTGATGAGGAAATAAAACTACATAGTTCATTAGATAATATTAAAAAAGATGATAATAAGGATGATGAGATATGGGGTATTATTTCTGATATGGAAACACCAGAAAATGATTTTTCAGATTTTTACAGAATACAATAAAAAATAAATATTTTCAATAAATAGATATATAATACCATAAGCGAGGTTATATATATGTCAATAACAAAGACAATGTTATCTGAAAAAATATTAAGACGATTGGGTTATCCAATGGTGAAGGTAGAACTTGATGAAACTCAGATACTTGATAATATAGATTATACAAGACAAAAATATCTAAGATGGGCTGTTGGAAACGCAACAATCGAAAAATATGTAACACTTATGTTACGTGGTGAACAAACATTATATGATTTACCAGCAAATGTTACAGATGTTCTTAGTTATTCATCAATATCAATGGGTTCGATACATACATTATTTACTGTAGAAAATTATTTATTTCAAAATGGTATGTATGATCAATTACTTATGCGTGGTGGTGGTGATGGTTATTCAGTTGTTTCATTTCACATTGCAAAAGAGTTTTTGGAAACAATCCATAGGTATGTAGTAGACTCATATAACTTCATATATCATAAATATACAAATCAATTAGAAATTAATCCACCACCGCCAAGTAGTGGTGTTACAACAATAATAAGTGGTGGGGTATACCAAGAAAACACACCGGGATATATATTATTAAGAACATATCAAATAGAAGGCACTGATGAAGATTTATATTCTAATTATTGGTTTTTAGATTATGCAACAGCGATGTGTAAGATTAGTTTAGGTAGAATACGTTCTAAATTTGGTAGTTTCTCAGCAGTTGGTAGTAATACAGGACTTCAAATGGATGGTGAGGCACTGCTTCAAGAAGGTCAGGCTGATATTGAGAGGTTAGAGGAAACACTGAAAAATGAAGAAATTTTTGAGGGGTGGCCAATTTTAATTGGATAACAAATATTAAAACATTAGTGGAGTAATGATGACTGATCCATTTACACATAAACCAAGAAAACTTCAATTACCTGGCGCACTTACAAAGCCTGGCTGGTCTATTTATGATATAAGAGATAATCCAGAATGGCTATTAGCAGAATCATATGTAACTGAGTATACAGATATTGTTGGCATAGAGTGTACTTATTATATAAAAAATCCAGATATAGTTTCTGATCCTTTGTACGGTGAAACACCAGATGTTGAGTATCTTGATGGTAAAACTACAAAAATTATATATGATGTCGGTGAAATACAAACACTATACTCTATGTTTGGAATGATGGCAACAGATCAATTAATAATTCATATCCCACAAAGTGTATATGTAAGAGATGTTAGCCAAGAACAGTTACCAAAGCCAGGTGATGTTATAAAAATAGGGTGGTACACAAGTGATTTTACAAATGATTATGATGATGTTGGTAGGACATTTGAAGTTGTTCATGCTGCACAGGATCAAGCAATATTTCAGTTAAGAAGTTTAGTTTATGTTTTGTATTTAAAACCATATAGATTTTCTGAGGAATCAGATACAGCAAGAGATGTTTCTTCTGATTTGGAAGAAGGTTTAGAGACGATAACAGATTTTGGTGATAATAGTTGGATTGATACACAGTCTGAAGCACTAAGTGCTTATGATGGTGTAGATACAAGTGTTTATGGGTACTAACTATATAATATATATGAGGTTTTTATGAAATTTACAGAAATACCATTTTTTATGTTGAAAGATTTTTTTCTAAGAGCCCCTGGAATGTCAACAATTCCATATAATGAATTAATTTTAATGTCGAAAGAAGATTTCGATCTGTTACTTCTTGAAGAAGGTGAGTAATGAGTGAATCATTTTTTTATAAATCAATACGTAGGACCATTATTCAATTTCTTGGTATTTTTAACGATATTAATATAGAAAGGTATGATTCTACTGGATTGGTAACAGGTACATATAAAGTTCCAATACGATATGGTCCAAAAACAAAAGCTTACCTGTGGGTAAAGGATTTAAGCAGAAATGAAGAAATGTTACCAATGATTTCTGTATACCTAACAGGCATTGATTTTGATCCAAATAGATTATCAAATAAATTTCAAGATATATTAATTAATAAAGATGGTGGTTCTGGTACATATGCTAAAAATGCAATACCATATAACATATCATTTACAGTAAATTTATGGACATTACATATGGTAGATGTTGATCAAATTTTTGAACAAATTTTACCGTTCTTTATACCACACGCTTTTATTAAAGTAAGAATACCGGAAATTGATATACTTTTTGACGTTAAAGTAATGTGTAATGGCTGTTCTCCGGTTATGACAGATGATATAGGTGAAGATGAGGCTAGAATAATAAAATGGGATGTCACATTTTTAGTACAAACATGGTTATTTAAACCGGTTGTAACCAAACCACTAATTGGGGCCTTAGAAGGAACATTAACAAATGGTGTTTCATGGACCTCTGGAATGGGAACAGCTGGATTTGGTAATAGCGGCACCACCGGTAAGATTGTTAACCGATATTATACAGATTTAGATACTTTTAATTCAAGGGATATACCAATAAAGGAAATCTATGATGATAGTAGAATATCCGAGGTATATGCATTTAGACCGATTGGTGTTGATGAAGAAGCTAAACTAATAATAGATTATGAGACATGGGGTGAAGCAACAAATGTCTAATAATTTCGGGTTGTTGGATAATAGTAAAGAATTAAATTTTAAAATAATTGACAATGGGTTAAGTTTTTTTGAAACAATAACAGAGTTAAATATTGAAATTATTGAACATTTTTTGACATTTTTTGATAACTCAACTGATTTAAACATAAAAGTTATTGATCAATATATTAATTTTTTTATAGATACTGTTGAGTTAAATTTTAAAACTATAGATAAGTATTTGATTTTTTTCAAGAACGCAGAAGAATTAAATTTTTCAAGTATCAATGATCGTTTAGGTTTTTTCCAAACATCTGATATGTTAAATTTTGAAATAACCAACTATTATTTACCGTTATTAATAAACAAAATTTTATTAGATTTTATGGAAGCATTAGAAGTGGGAGACATTTTTAATAAATAGGGATGATACAATGACATTAAATATTTCAAAAGCAACATCAACAGAATATTCATTTATACTTGGACAGGTGCCTGGAAACACTGGAATACATGCTGTAGATACGTTAAGATTAAATATTTTTAATGTTGAACTACCAAGTGTATCACTGACGAACACAGAGTTCAATTGGCAGGGAAAGCATGTAGATTATCATACAGGTGGTATTACATTTGATCCATTAAATATTAGCTTTATTATTGATGTTAATTTTGATAATTGGAAGGTATTGTTTAATTGGATAACATTTATTACTGATAATAAAACTATACCATCACAACAAGCCAATGACTATGTAACCGATGCAAATTTGCTTATATACAACAACTTTGGTTTAATAACAACAACAATTCAATTTAAAAATATTTGGTTACAATCTCTTGGTAGTGTTACGTTTTCAATAAGAGAGGGTGAAACACAAATAGAAAGTAATGCAACATTTCATTATGATAGATTTACTGTTTTATAAAAAATTATATAAATATATGTAATAAATAAGTAGGAGGATTAAAAAACAATGGCAAATTATATGAGCCCTTTGGTAGATGTCAGAGAATTTGATACTACCACAACAATACCAGCCGTCTCAACTTCGATTGGTGTTATTATTCTTAGAGATACATACAAAGGTCCTGAGATGAAAACACAATTCGTAAGCTCTGTTACAGAACTAACAGAGATATTTGGTAATCCAACAACATATGTTAAATGTTATCAAGATATGTTAGCAGCCACAGGATTTTTAAAATATGGAAGTATGTTATATTGCACAAGAGCACTAAGTCCGTCAGCAACATTTTCTGGTGCTGAAATAACAAGTGCTGGTGTTTCAGCAGCTTATACACCATATACACTTTCAACTATGGAAGCAGCTACTGTTAATTTTGGTGGTGATGTTGATGATTTTGGTTCTATTGAAGTATCTAATTTTATGCAGATTGTAGCAAACTCAAGAGGTAATTGGGGCAATAATATAAGAATTGCTATTGCTGGAAAAAGTGCATATGAAACCTGTTCAGCCGGTGTTGATTCTGGTTTATGGGCAAATAGTACAGATTCTTGGAGTACATCAGCAGCAGTTGGTCATATTGACACAAACTTAGAGGATGAACATTCATTTCTTGTTATTGTACAGACAGTAGCACAAGGTCTATCATCAACAATCCCATCAACCTATGGTTCCGCTCCTATGAACTGGGTAACAACAGAAATTTTTAATGTTTCTCTTGACCCAAATGCATATGACGATTCTGGAAGAAAAAGATTTGCAGAAACAATGATAAATGAATCATCAAATTATATAAGGGTTGCTGTAGATGAAGATACATATGGTGCTGATTATAGTTTAAATATTTTAACATCTTCTTGGATATATCTGGCAGAAGGCAGTGATTACTATTCTGATGAAAATCTAGCATCTGATTTAACAGACACACCAATATTAAATGCTTTGGATTTATATAGTAATCCAGAAGAAATTGATATTAATATCTTTATTGATAGTAACAAGTCAGACACGGTTAAATCATATATGGTTGATATATGTGAAGCAAGGAAGGATTCCATAGCAATACTGGATGTTCCAATAGCAACAGTGGTTGCAAATAGATCAGGAGAAACTGACGATCTAAGAACATACATAACAGACACTTTTGATGTAAATTCATCATATGCTTGTATTTATGGGAACTGGATAGAAGTATATGATAAGTGGAA